ATATTACCCCATCGACGAGGACGCAGCCCGCCGCGCCAAAAACGCAAACAGCCTCAGCGATTACGCTGAGGGGTCGGCGACCAGCGAATACCGCCGAGAAGTTAATCGAGCGGCTACACTGGCGGAGGAGTGCAAGAAAGGCAAGACCGATGCCCAGCAGGAGAAAATCGATTACCTGCTTGACCGCTATGCCCGCCGACTAGCCGACAACATGAACGCATCAAACCGCAACCGGGCATCTTGCCCGTCTGTCATGGTCGCCGGATGGTCTAATTTTCCCGTGCGTAAGAAGCAGCAGCAACTCTCCCGTGACGACACCCTCATGCGGGAATGGAGGGATATTCAGGGCATCCTCGACCAGATTCGAGCTGTGGGTCACGGCGGCATCAGCGGCATGGATGCCGATGCACGGGATCGCGTACAAGCCAAACTCACCGAGCGCGAGGTCATGCAGGAAAAGATGAGATCCATAAATGCGTACTGGCGCAAGCACGGGACGCTCGTAGGCTGTCCGGGGCTTTCAGATAAGGAAGTTGCCCGCCTCACTGCATCAGCCTCTCAGAGCGCGTCTACGGGGCGTTCTGAGCCGCCCTATCCGCGGTGGGCACTGGATAACAACGGCGCCGAAATTCGCCGCTTGCGCTCCCGCCTCGCGGTGCTGGACACACAGCAGGCACAGGGCGATTCTGAGCAGGCGTTTTCTGGCGGCGTTCTACGCATCACCCCAGAGCGGGTGCAGTTGGTTTTTGACGATAAGCCCGCCGCTGAGGTGCGCGATATTGTCAAGCAGTGGGGTTTCCGCTGGGCACCGTCTCATGGCGCATGGCAGCGGCAGAATACCTCCAACGGCAGATACGCGGCAAAGCAGGCCATTAAGGCCATCGAGGAGGTAAGATAATATGGTTAAATACATCAAAGGCGATGTGCTAAATTGCGAGGCTACACTTGTAGCGCATCAGGTGAATGCGTTCGGAGTGATGGGCGGTGGCATCGCGGCGGCAATCTGGCCGCTGCTGACCCAGGAATCCCAGAGCGCCTATGTGGAGAAATGCCGCCACGATGCAAAGCTTCCCATAACTGAGTGGATGGGTAGCATCCAGATTTTGGACACAAAACGCGAAGGGCTGGAAATCTGCAATCTGTTTACGCAGTATCCATCCCCTGTTGATGGAACGTTGACCGCTTACGGCTATCTGTGGCGAGCTCTCGATCTGCTGAGGATCTATGCTGTACTCAATGATTATGACGTTGTGGCAGTTCCGGCCCGCATCGGGTGCGGCATCGCCGGCGGTGACTGGGATAAAGTTCAGCACATCATACATGATGTCTACGATGATTCCGGCATTACAATGCTGATTGTGGATAACCAATAATTCTGTTTTGTACAGCGCCTGCGGGGCATCCCGTAGGCGCTTTCCTTTTGTATATGCTTGCTATATACATATTGCACAACAGCGCCCTTTATATTTGCCCGAATCTTTGTGTGCGTTGTCTATTGTATATAGCAAGCATATACTATATAATTAAATCATCGAATGAAACGGCGGTCTGCAACCCGCCAATCAGGTGAAAGAAGGATGAACATGAAAAAGTTTTCTAAAGTCGATACTGCCATAAAGGTGAACATTTCCAGCAGCTGGATTATCTACATCACGAAGAACCATGAAGACGCGCAAGACCTTCATCGTTTCGCTATGACGCAGAAAGCAATGATGCCGGAAGGCTGGTATTATACCGTTCAAACGCATCAGGTGATGGAAGATTGCCGGGTTCCTGAATTCTTCCACAATCACGACTACTGGATGACGGTCATCGAACATAACAACGGTGACTGGAATAAGCCGAGCAAGTACGATTTGTACATCGTTGAATAA